GCAATTGAAAATTGGCCTGGCTATCCGGGAAGACCAGTTCAACAACAGGAAGACTACTTGCGGTTAAAAACGTTTTTATTTAGTATGTTATGTGAAATGATCTTGAGGGACCAATGAGAAAAGGCGGCAATTACATACAAGGATCTCCTAAAAAAACTAAACAAGGACAAGGCAAACATTCAAAATCCAACCACGGAAGAAAGAAATTACGTGGCCAAGGCAAATAAATTGTTATATTATTGGTAATGATTTACCAGTAGTACTTTGAACTTTTCAAAAGCAATACAGTTAATCTGTAAATATGAAGGGTTCAACGAAAAGGCGTATCCCGATGTATGCACTGGGGATGCGCCTTTTACTATTGGCTATGGAACTCAGTACTATCCAGATGGACAACCTGTATGTAAAGAACACTGTTGCACTAAAAAAAAGGCATTAGAGTATGTCAAAGATGAAATTAATTTAATAGAAGATGATTTAAATAAATTAAACTTACATTTAGATAATTCAATGAAAGAAGCTTTAATTTCTTTCATTCATTCAATTGGTTGGTCCGCTTTTATTTTTACGAATCTTCCTGAATACATTGAAAATGAGAACTGGTCAGAAGTCGCTGATCAATTTTCTCGTTGGATTTTTGACTGTGAACATAATGTTATTGGAAATTTAGTAGATAGAAGAAGAGAAGAAATTCATTTGTTTTTTCAAGAAATTAATGAATCCCCCTGGGGTTCAACTGAAATTCTTTTGCATGCTTTTCGGAATTATGCAGCTACACCAAATCAGATACGTGCGATCAGAACGCTAGAAGAACATATTAATCCTCAGATCCTCGCAGATTTTGGAAATGAATTTGATGTAAACAAAGGCTTTTGGTTAGATTAGAATACGAAAAGAAAAAAAGGAATCTAATGGATAGCATCCCAGAGCCCCAGGAATTTACGATTCCATTAGAGCTTCAATTTTCTATGCGTAAAGCAGAAATCCAAGCTCAAGATATGACTTGGGAAGAATTGCATAGCGCTCTTTTAAATCTTTATTATCAAAGATTGTTAGAATGGCAAGCAATTAAAGAAATTATGGATAGTGAAAACATTGAAATTGATTTTGATGTTCCAACTGATCTTGAATTAGCCGAGCTAGCTGCTTGTGCAATGCCTGAAGACGACGAAGAAGATCCTTTTGAATCTGTTTAATAAAATTATTTAACTAGAGAAACAAAATGCTTTCAACAGAATATCGTTTACGGTTGCAATTTATTTGCAACCGTATTGCAAAACAACAAGAAGTTCAATTAACCGATGTTATTTGGGCTGAAAAATTAGCAAAAGCAAATCGATCTGCTGCAGAGCTTTTAAGAAAAGCTAGAAGAGTTGCTTGTAATCCAGAAATTGAAACAAACAGTTTAGATAGTTTGCTCAACGATTTAGACCTGGGTGATCCTGACCCAAGTAATCACAGAACAGGTTTTAAGAGCGCAGATGATATTGTCGATTGGTTTAGCCAAGAAAAAACAGATGATTGGAGACAAAGAGATTAATAAAACCTTTTTAAAAGGTTTTAAAAAATTGATTAAAAATTAAGAAGTCGCGACAAGTACCATTGTGCTTTCTTCAAAGACTCAGTACCCCCTTTTTGTTTTTCTCTCCACAAATATTTTGCGACGTTACCTTTTAGGTATCCTCTATATTCTTCTTTGGTTAACTGTGCTTCGATTGCTTGGATGCATTCAACACCATCTCCCAAATAATGTGGGGGATGATTAACCATATCAACAAGTTCTGGCATAACGCCAGAAAGAGTTACAACCATTGGAGGCTCGTTTAATTCGCTAAACCACGGCGCTGAAGGGATCTCAGGCCCTCTAGCGTCAGCTCCGCAGGTGGTAAGTCCATGCCGATCCTCTCGCTCGCCATCGGCAATGTCCCTGGATACAGGTGAGCTTCCTCTACTGACGGAATGTAACCAGTTTTCCCCGGTCTCTTCATTCCCTCCAAAGCCAAGTTTTTTCTCTCCATCCCTGTTTCGCATGCTGAAAGACCACGATTGTACATATCATACAAAGGTACATCGTTATCTGCATTTTCAAGAGGTTGACCAAAATCTTCTTCAGTCAAACAACGACAAGCAATTTCATCTTGTACAAAACTATCTAAAAAACCTGCAGCGTTCATTAACATTTTTAGTTTGATTTATTCCTCTTACAATAATACTATGGCAAAATCAGATAAGAACCTTGTTTAATTTAAATTACGATCCACTAAAAGATTCTGCTAGCTCAGGCAGCGAAGTAACAGATTTAAATCCAGAACGTATTTACGATACAGACTTAAGACGTTTGGATCAAAAAGATGCAAGTATTGTTAGTCCAATTAATTCAAAACAAGAACAAGTTTCTAAATTTATGAAAGCTGTTAAATCAGCAAATAAATATAGACAGAAAGCAGAAATAGATTACCCGTTAGGACCTGGTGGAGATGTGCCAGGTTACTTTGAGGGAGATCGTTTTGGTCGTGGAGGCGGAACTAATTACGCAGAAAAACCAAAACGATTCTCTGGTAAACCGTTTGGTTAAACTTTGGAAAAAACTACTTCCTTTTTTTGGCTTTGATACTTGCCCTTTCGATCTTGATAGCTAGTAGCGCAAGGTTTGCCCCGGTGAAATATTAATTGAGTAATACCTTCATCTGCATAAATGCGATTAAAAAGGCCAGTGCAATTGCTAATTTCTAAAGTAAGATAACCTTCCCAACCAGCTTCTGCCGGTGTGATATTAACAAGAATACCAGAACGAGCATAAGTTGATTTGCCAACCGCAACTACAGTCACATTTCTTGGAAGTTTTAAATGTTCTTGAGCAACACCAAGACAATAACCATACGGAGGCAAAATAAAATATTGACCATTTTCATCTTCCAGTAATTCGGCTGGCTTTAAAATATCTTCCGAATCAAAGTTTTTTGGATCACAATCCCCCCTTTGGGTGCCACCAAAAATTAAACATTGGCTAGGAGATAGACGGATATCATAGCCATAAGAACCAAGACCATAGCTAAGAATACGTTTGCCATTTTTTTCCTTACATGAATAATCAATAAAAGGAGAAATCATATTTTGCTGTTGAGCGAGTTCTTTGATTTCCCAATCTGACAATACAGACATAAATTTGAATTTTGATATAACCAGATTAAACAATTATTCGCCCCTTTGGCGAATAAATTTCAATAAATCTTTCTGTAAAAAAAGTAGGATCCCCCTTTGGTTGCAAATAAACCAAAAGAGAAGTGCATGTACGTTGCGTGGTAATTCCTTGACTGGTATTTTTAATTAAAGTAGGAGCTGTTCTTAAAATACAAACTGGAAAATCAAAAATTTTTTGTTCATATCTAATCATGTCAGGACAGTTTGTAAAATATAAACCTTGTTCAATGTCGTTATTCCACCAAGATTTATACAATTTACGAAACCATACAGCATGAGAAGAAGTCAAAGAAGGAGAAGATGCTCTAGTCATCTTCCAACGTTCTTCTTTTTTATTCCAAAAATAAGCACCGGAAGGGGGAAATAAATAAACACGCCCATACCAATCTTTTATATTTAAACCATCTTCTGAAGGGGTAAAATAATTTTCTGCTTGAACATACTCATTGGCTACTTTAGAGCTAGCAACATCTAGCTCAATACCTCCTAGTAATTCATGTGCAGCTGCAGTTAAATCATAATTTGTAATATATTCTCGGTCTTCATTCAAACCCTTTTTAATATTTGGAATTGACATTACTTTTTCTCTTTTTCGTAATCTACTTCAAAATAACGAATGCCTTCACTGTCATTAATAATATAACCAGCTTTTTCTTCTGGATTAATTTTTTGAGCAGCTTCTAGAATTCTTCTAAAAGTTTCTGCCAGATCACCATCATTGTTATTCTCAGATTTTTCTTGAGCTGAATGAATTTCTTCAAGAGTTAAATAAAACATAACTCTATCTGAGTCAGGTTGAAAGCACATGACACCAGGGCCTTCAACTTGCCAAAATTTAAAGTATTCTTTACCCATGTCACCCAAGATAAACCTTACGGTTGTATCTAACATTTTTACTTTTTCTTGATCAATGTTTTTTCCAAGAACACTACGAATTAATTTTTCTCTTCTGTTCATTTTTTTATTAGACCCTGTTTTGATAAAGATTCTAATAGTTTTGGAAGTGGTTTGTAGATTACAACTAATTTGCCAAGGTTGCCTCGTTTTTTAATTAATTTTCCATCTTCATCTTTAAGTTTATCAAATTCACCAGACCGTATTAAATATTCAGCAACACATCTTAACCTTCGCTTTAGAGGTAATTCTGCGGACGGAAATTTACCACAAATTGTATCTGGTTTCATATCTTTAAATGCGGTGCGCAGTCTATTTGCTAATGTCATTTGAAAGCCTTCTTCTTCTTGTTCATATTCTTTAATATTTTGTAAATATCGTTTTAAACAATCAGAATCAAAAGAACCATTTGGAGGAAGAAAAAAAGATACTTGCTTAACTAAAGAAGGAGGTAAAAGCAAATTAAAATTTTCAAGTGAAATAGATTTTAAATCTATATCATCAAAACGATTTGACATTTTAAATTTCAGTTGGATGAGAAGTTTTATATAAAGGTTTTTGTTTATAAAAATCTTCAGGTTCAATTTTTTTATTTTTTATAAAAGATTGAATTAACTGGTTCCAGGGGATTCTAATAATTGCTTTACGCCCACTGTCGGGAACAATATTGATATAATGAATACCTTCTTTCCAACCATTGTCTGGTTTGTTTTTCCCTATTGCTATCCAATTTCTAATTGTTTGATCAGATACATTTAACCTACGACCACATTCTTCTGTTGAAATATATTCATCAGCATAAGCGTCTGGACACAAAGAAGATGAATTTTTATCAGGATGCTTGTCATACCACATAGAATTAAGGACGTTTTTTATTCCTCTTAATTCGTGTACGACATCTTTCATGACTTTATAAAATCCATTCATAATGCAATAGCAGTTATTTATTGCTAGTCTATAAAAAATTCTAGCTAAAAATGGAAAATCAAGTTGAGCCCTCTGTTCAAATTCCTCAATTTAATCCAGAAGATCTGGAAGAAATGAAAAAACAAGCTAGAGAACTAGCCATTCAACAGGTTTTGCAAAGAAGAACTGAAATTCAACAGCAACAACAAATGACTCCTGTAGTGCCACAGCAAAGAAATTTAATGCCAAATTTACAAGGCAATCAAAAAAGAAGTCTTACAGTTGCAGAAATTCTTTTGATGTTTGTTCTTTCTTGTCTTTTGGTTTCAGGGCTGCAAGCTGGATGGCATGCAGTATCTAATATTTTACCTAGTATTGAAATAAAAATGAAAAAATAACTCAGATACAGTGGAATTATAATTACAAATAGGTATTAAATATGTTAAGTGGCAGATAGAAAGATTTCGGAATTATCAGCAATTGCCGGTGCAGATATTGCAGATGGCGATTTATATACTGTTGTTGATGTTTCCGAAGTAGATCCTGGGTTAAAAAATAGAAAATTTACTTTTCTATCTTCTCGGGAATATTATAATGTTTATTATCTACAGTTAACAGGCGGCACGATTGCTGGTAGTTTAACTGTAGATAATGATCTTTCTATTGGTGGAACTTTTGCGCCGTTAAACGTTAATATATCAGGCACTGGAACATTTAACCAATTAATTTGCACCGGCACTGGAGAGTTTAGAAATTTACTGAGTGGCAATACAATTACTGGTTCTGATTTAAGAGGTACCAACGCTAATATTACAACTGGAAATATCACACAAATTATCTGTACCACAATTACTGGAACATCTGCAGGTTTTAATGTTGTTACAGGTGGTACCGTAACAGGATCTACAGGTAAATTCACAGAAATTACAGGTCAAAAATTCATTGGTTCAAGTGGTTTATTCAATACTGTTAGCGGCGCCATCATTACTGGCGCACAAATTAACACAACTGGTACGTTATCTGGTACAACTATTACAGGTGAAACCGGTAAGTTTACAAACTTTACAGCAACAAATATTACTGGAACAACAATTACTGGAACAACAGGTAAGTTTTCAAATATTAGTGGAACCAATATTACAGGTAACACAATTACAGGAATAACAATAAAAGGTGCAACAATTACAGGAACTACTGGAACGTTTATTTCTTTAACTGGCACCAGTATTACTGGGCAGACAGGTAAATTTATTAATTTTAGTGGAACAACTGGTAATTTTGTTTCTTTAACAAGTCAATTTATTACAGGTTCTACGCAAATATCTGGATTAACAATTAAAGGTTCAACAGGAAATTTTAATGAAATTACAGGTGAAACAGGAATATTTACCACAAAATTAAGTGGAAAAACAATTACTGGCAATACAGGTTTATTTTCTACACAGCAAGCAGTTTCAGGAGTTTTTACCACTAGAGTAAGTGGTCAAACAATTACTGGTATTACTGGACAATTTACTTCTTTAACAGCTTTAACAGGTACTTTTACAGATCAAGTAAATATTCCTAGTATTTCAACAACTGGTAATGTTGAAATTGGTGGGAATTTAACGCTTACAGGCACGGGATTTTTCCAACAAAATATAAACGTTTCAGGTCGCGTAAGTGGTGTTACCATTTCAGGTATTACAGGTACTTTCGGTGATATCACTGCAAATACTATTACTGGTTCGACTTTAATAACAGGTGAAAATATTAATGCAAATAATATTACTGGCACCACAATTACCGGAGTTACAGGTAAATTTACATCATTAACAGGAACAAGTATTACTGGTGTAACTATTACAGGTGAAACAGGTAAATTTTCAAACCTTACAAGTACAAATATAACCGGAACCACAATTACTGGAACAACTGGTAACTTTCAAATTGTTACTGTTTCAGGATTAAACGCCACAACAAAAATTTCTGGCGTCACTATTACAGGTCAAACTGGACAGTTTACAGTAGCAACTATTAGTAGTTTTACAGCTACTTCTATTACAGGGACCACAATTACTGGTACTACTGGTAACTTTGCATTTATTACAGCAGGTTCAATTACAGGCACCACAATTACTGGAACAACTGTAAAAGGTACCACTATTACAGGTACAACAGGTTTATTTGATAATTTAACTGGTAACACGATTGGCTTTTCAACTCTTAATGTTGAAACAGGTAATTTTACAACTGTAAGTGGTACATCGGGTACTTTTACAGATACCCTATCTGGCGAAAATATTGTTGGTCAAGATTTAACGGTAAGCAGAATTACAGGTACTACTAGGGTTGTTACTGATTTATTAAGCGGCACCACTATTACTGGTAGCACAGGCAGCATTCATTTTATTTCAGGCTCTACTGGCATTTTTACAGATCGAATTTCTGGAGATTATATTACTGGTGGCACTTTAATTGAATCAGTAACAGTTACCGCTATAACGGGTAACTTTACTGTTGCTAACTTTGTCACCACATCAACAGGTAATATTCTTTCCAGTGGTTATATTTCAGGCGCCTCTGGATTAAGAACAGATAGGAATGTTAGAGGTGCAATGCTTGAAACAAAAGCTGTGTATGATATTGACCAAACTGTTGAAAGTGGTTACAACGCTTTATCTATTACACCTTTAGAAATAGCAACCGGAGTTACTGTTACAGTACCTACCGGTTCAACTTGGTTGACATTATAAATAGATTTAAGGCGATTATAATTGAAAATAAAACAGAGACATGGCATTCGGTAAAGTAAAAGTTGATCAAATTATTTATTCTAGTGGCGCCAGTGAAGTTACTTTAAATGTTTCTGGTTTGCTTGATGCAAGCGCAAGCAATCTTACTATTTCAGGAACTATTTCAGGTGTAACTGGAGAGTTTCAAACTGTTGTTGCTCCTTCAGGTAATTTTAGTGGGTTAGCGGTTTCTACTGGTGATTTTACCTATATTACGGGTGTTGAAGTTAATGTTTTAACTTTATTATCAGGAACAACAATTACTGGTCAGACTGGTAATTTTGATGTATTAAACGTTGGTGGTCATACGTCTACTGGTACTATTTCTGGTACTACTATTACAGGTCAGACTGGTAATTTTGATGTATTAAATGCCAATACAGCTACTTTTGTAACTGGCATTACAAAAGAACGTTTAACTGTTACTGGTGATGCATATTTTGTTGAAGATATTTTTGTAACTGGTTCAGGTGTTTTTGGTTCAGGTGTTTATTCTACAGGCGGTGTCATTTCTGGTATTACTGTCCAAGGAGGTACCGGAGACTTTACAAACATTACTGGTGCAAATATTTATGGAACAACTTTAATTTCTGGTCAAACCATTTCTGGTGTTGACATTAGAGGTACAACCAGTATTTCTGGTAATTTAATTACGGGTGGTAGTTTAACCGTTACAGGTACAATTAGCGGTAGCGTTATTACTGGCGATACTGGTAGATTTACAAGCATTACAGGTGCAGATATTATCGGCGTTACTAGTATTTCTGGTGGTGCTATCTCTGGCAATAGTTTAGTTGCAACTTCTGTAACTGGTGGTTCATTATTAGTTACTGGTAATGTTACACATACAGGTAATGCAACAACTGATTTAAAAGGTTATCCATTAGAGGAAGGTAGTGGCACTAGAGCGCTTCGTTTTTATGAAGCAAATAATACAAATTATGTTGCACTTAAAGCTGCAAGTGGTATCACTAGCAATGTAACTTGGACGTTGCCTGATGCAGATGCAACTGTTTCTGGTTATGCATTAGTTAGTGATGCAGCTGGAACTTTAAGTTGGGCATCTGCTGGTGATGAACAGGTTTATTCAACAGGTATTAATTCAACACTTAATTTAGAAGAAGGAACTAATTATGTTGTTTTAAAAGCAAATGCAACAGGAAGTGGACTTGCTTATTCAACTAGTAATTTATATTACAGTAATGCGACAAATTACTTAAATGCAGTTGGTTTAAGTGGAACAACTATTACTGGCGATACAGGCAACATTGGAACAGGTAATTTTGTTTTAGCTAAAGGCACTACTATTTCAGGTACTACTATTACAGGTCAGACTGGTAATTTTAATATTGCAACTATTGGAACTAATTTAACTTCAAATGGAGGCAGCACCCTTAAAAAAACTACGACTATTACAGGATTGTCTAGTTTATTACAATTTAAAGATAATGCAGATGGTGATAGTACTGAAGTTAGATTTTACCAAGGGAACAGTGCAAACTATGTTGCATTTAGAGCACCAACAACATTAAATGGTAGTAATACTACATTTAGATTACCTAGTGGTGATAGCACATCTGGTGATGTGTTAATGACTGACGGTGCAGGTAAATTAAGTTTTACTACTATTTCTGCAGGCTCTACTTTAAGTGGTATTACTGAAACAGGTATAACACAATATGGTGCAAATCAAGACACTCTTACTCAAAGTGGTGCTGTTGTTATTGGCACAGCAGCTGGTAAAATAGCTAATGCTTTTGGCCGAAATACAATTTTGTCTGGTGTATTAATCGGCCAAAATGTATGTTCAGGCACAACTGGATTTGCCAGCAATGAAGGAAAAAATGTCATTATAGGTTGCGAAGCAGCAACAGAATTATATGAACCACAGCGTGCTGTTATTATTGGTTTTGAAGGTGGCAAAGGCGGTAATAATACTTATAGAACATCAGATGATTGCGTTCTTATTGGTTATCAAGCAGGTAAAGATGCAAACTTATTTGGTTATTCCTCAACCACTAACAAAGCTATTGTTATTGGATCTAAAGCTTGTAACTTAAATGCAGGTATTGCAAATGGTATTTATATAGGATCAGAGGCATGTTCTGGATTTATAACAAGTCATACTAACAATACAGTTATAGGACACAGAGGTTTACGCAAAGCAGGAACTGCTGATTATAATGTTTTCATTGGTAGCAATGTTGCTGAATCTGGTGAATACTATACAAATACTGTTGCTATAGGTTATCAAGCTGCTGCATATAATGCATATAGTCAAACCAAAAATTCTGGTAATGTTTGGATAGGTTATCAATGTGGTAAGTATTTACAGGGCGAAACTTATAATAGTGTTGTTATTGGTGAGAAAGCAGCTACTACTGGATTTGATGTTAAAGATTCTGTCATTATAGGTAAAGATGCTATTGGCTTTGCAAATAGTGTTTCTGGTATAATTGCTATTGGCTATAAAGCTGGCGGAAAACCTAACAATGTCGGCAGGCTAAATGTATTTATAGGAAATCAAACAGCTTCAGGTCATCAAACTGGTCAATACAATACTTATGTTGGACATGGTATTGCATCAGGTGCATTTGCTTCTTTTAACCAGAAGAATTCTGTAATGGGTTATGGAGCTGTTCCATTTTTATATGAGGCATCAGGCAATGTAATTCTTGGTCATCAAGCAGCAGTATCTACTCGTTATGCTAGTGGTTGCACATATATTGGTGCTAACTGTGTTGCTTTTTCCTTCTCTGGAACTGGTAATACTGTAGTAGGCAACCTAGCAGGTAATGATTTAGATTATGGAGCATATAATACACTTATTGGAACAGAAGCGGATGGAATAGGAACTGGTTCTAATAATACAGTAATAGGATACCAAGCAGCGGCATCGGCACTTATTGTTAGTAATCAAATTACATTAGGTAATTCATCTATTACATCATTAAGATGTAATGTAACAAGTATTAGTAGTCTTTCTGATGAAAGAGATAAAACAAACATTACAGATCTTGAGCATGGTGTTAATTTTATTAAACGATTAAGACCTGTTAAGTTTGACTGGGCGCGTAGAGATGGTAGCTTTGAAGGCAAAAAAGATTATGGTTTTATTGCTCAAGAGTTACAAACAATAGAAACTGAATTAAATACTATTGAATATACAAATTTAGTTGATGATTCAAATCCTGAAAAACTAGAAGCAGCTCCTTTTAAAACGTATCCGATTCTTGTACAAGCTGTTAAAGAATTGATTAATCGTTTAGAAATAGCTGAACAAGCAATTGTTCAGTTGCAAGGCACTTAAAATTATCTATAATTACCATAGATTAATTTTTTGAATGCCAAGTACACCCAAAGGTGGAACTGAAATTTTAGTTGAATCCCTTCGTAGTCATCTTGACTTTGAAGGGATTAATTTAATTGTTTGTACATGCGATAAAAATTTAATAGTACCAGGGCAAAAAAATATTCTTTTGCAACAATTAAGCTATGATCAACCTAATGTAAAAGGAATGAAAAGTGGTAGTTTTGTAAATGAAATTGATTATTTTATTTATAATTCTCACTGGTGCTATGAAAAATTTAGAGAAAAATTTAATAGCCCCCCTTGGAAATCAATTGTTATAAAAAATGCAACAACAGAATTTTTACCCAAACCAAAACCTAAAGGGAAAAAATTAAAATTAATATATACTTCAACTCCCTGGCGGGGGTTAACAGTATTGTTAAAAGCTTTTCAAATTTTAAATCGAAATGATATTGAATTAGATGTATATTCTTCTACTAAAATTTATGGTTCTGTATTTGAAAAAGGTTTAGGAAATAGCTTTGAACCTTTGTTTGAAGAATTAAAAAATACCCCTGGTATTAACTACAAAGGATATGCAACAAATCAAAAAATAAGAGAAGCTTTGCAAGAAGCACATATTTTTGCGTATCCAAGTGTTTTTGAAGAAACATCTTGCATTGCAGCAATAGAGGCAATGTGTGCTGGGTGTCAAGCCGTAGTTACAAACTACGGAGCATTATATGAAACATGTGGAGAATATGCTGATTTTGTTTGTTATGATTCTGATTATTCTCGTTTAGCTAAAAATTATGCTAACGTACTGAATGAAGCAATTGACCATTACTGGACCCCAGCAAATCAATTAAAATTAAAAAAACAAACTGAGTTTTATAACGAAAATTGGACATGGCAAAAAAGAATTCTTCAGTGGCAAAAATTTTTGAACCAAATAAGAAAAAAATAATTACTGCATTTATTGCTACACCAGCACTACATGGAAATGTAGAAGCTCATTATGTAGCATCAATAACTGAAGCTTGTAAATTAGGAATTAAAAATGATATTGATATTATTTTTGGCTCAGTTAGCAATGAAAGTATTTTGCCTATGGCAAGAAATCAATTATTAACAATAGCGTTTGACTTAAAAGTAGATTGTTTAGTTTTTATTGATGCAGATGTTTCTTGTGATCCTAAAACATTAATTAATATTATTAAAAACCCAGAAGATGTTATTGCGGTACCTACAGTTAAAAAAAATGACCAAGAAGAACAATACGATTTTTGGTTTGAAGATGAAAAACAATTTGAAACAGTTAAAAACAATTTACAATTAGTTAAAACTGTTAGTACAAGCTGTCTTAAATTAAGCAAAAAAGTTTTAGAAAAATTAGCTGAAAACAGTGTTAGTTTGAACTTCAGGGGGAAAAAATTAAAAAATATATGCCAATATGACTTTGAAGGCGAACAATTTATTGGAGAAGATGTTTATTTATGCAACAAAATAAACAAACTAGGATTTAAAATTTGGATTGATTTTTCAAGCACTTGTATGCATGTAGGAAGTAAAGTATATAAAGGTGATTACAAAAAAACAATTCTTAAACAAGATGACAATTAAATTTACAGATGCAGCAAAATATTACAATGGTTTACCACATCAAGACGAAGCCTGGAATTGGTTACAAACAAAAGTAAGTCCAGAAATTTTAAATATTTTTGGATCTAAATATAGAGAAGAAAAAAAAGAAACTGTTAAAAATATAAGAGGAATTGAACAAGTTGATAATAGCTGGGATGCAGTATTTGAATCAGCAAATCAAGCTGGCGCTATTTATCCAGAATGTGTGGCTGCTCAATGGGCTTTAGAGTCTGGTTGGGGTCAACATGTTTCAGGTCAACACAACTACTTTGGATTAAAAGGACCTGGTGGATCAGACTGTATAACTAATGAATTTATTGATAATAAATGGATCACTATCACCGATGGGTTTTTAAACTTTGATTCATTAGACGAATGCGTAAACTACTTGGTAAATAGATGGTATAAAGATTACAAAGGCTATAAAGGAGTTAACAGAGCAAAAAATAGAAATGAATGCGCTGAATTATTAGTACAAGAAGGCTACGCAACAGATCCAGAATATTCAAAAAAATTAATCCAGATAATGGACAGACAGTTGCAGGTACCTGGCTGCAACTTAGAAAATGTTATAGATGAATTAGTTTTAGACATTCCTTATGAGTATCAATTAGACAATAAATCAGGCACTGGCTTTAGAGAATGTTTTTCTTCTACTTGTGCCATGATTGCACGTTATTATGGCGTTATTGATACTGATGATGAGTACAACCATCTTAGAAGCAAGTATGGAGATTCAACTGAATATGTTGCACAAGTAAAAACATTACAACAATTAGGATTAAACGCAAAATTTATTACTAATGGAAATCCTGCGGTACTTGAAAATGAAATCAGAAATAAACGACCAGTAGCAGTTGGTTGGTTGCATAAAGGCCCTGTTTCTAAACCTCAAGGAGGTGGGCATTGGACTTGTGTTATTGGTTTTGACAAAGATAATTTTATTCATCATGATCCCTATGGTGATGCTGATATGATTAATGGAGGATATATCAACACTGACTACGCTGCTGGAAGAGCCATCTACTACAGTCGAAAAAATTGGTTAAAAAGATGGGAATGCGATGGCAATGGCACTGGTTGGGCATTAATTGTTAAAAAAAATGAAACCTAAAAAAGATAAACCAATCAAAGTAAATATTTGTTGGGAAGTAGGAAAAGAAAAAAAATGCGTAACCCTTGATAAAGAGAAGGCTTACGCTACAAAACAATGGGTTGATGAACAAGGAGGTGTTGTTTTTTGGTTTCAACCTGTTGAAAATTAACGTTGTTTGGCTTTACCAACAACAAGTGCAATAGCTTCTAAAATTTTATAAAATTTTGAAACCAGCGCATCGTCTTTAGGGGTAGGTGTTAAAGCGGTAATGACACTAGCAGCTGCATGCACTGCTAATAATGCTTCTAGATACCCATTTAAATGTTCCATAATAAACACTACACTCTTTTATTCTACTGACAAAGATCTATAAAAGAAAAAAAGTTTTAATTTTTCATCTATAATCCATTGATTATTTTCATGTTTTTCAAACCATTTTTTCCATACACGAAATTGTTTTTCATTTGCTACGCACTCACAAGTAAACGATATAGAATCCCCTAAAGGAATAACAGAAGTCCATCCACGTAATGTACGCATGGCTATGGCTTGTGCTTTGTTAGCAGATTTACCTGTCAAATTCATAGTCAATTTTAGTTTTCTTTTGTTTTTTCTTTCCTCCATCCAATCGTTTGCCTGGCGGTTTGACTGGCATACGACCATGCTCGCTGACCACACACAACCACTCGGTGTCATTATCCATGGTTTTAACCATAGCTTGATAAATTGTTTCTTGTTTAGTTTTATTTTTTGAGTTATTAGTTTTCTTTTTTTTCGATACGTCATCTTTCACGGTCTAGTCGCATATGGTATCAAGATAGCAGGAAAAGGTTTTGTTAGTTGTTGTTCTCGTTCCCAAGCTGTTTTCCATTCAACAAGTGAATGAGAATGTTGTACGTCTTCGACAAAAGTAGAATCAATTTCTAAACTAATTAAATCATCATTTTCCCATAAAATATATTCAAAGTTTTCAGCTAGTAAATCATTGTCTGCTGAACTTGGAAACTCTATGACTATTGCTACTTCATAATCAATTTTTTCATTACGAGTAGAAGAAATACATAACAAATAACTTCCTGTTTCTAAAGGAAAATAACGATCATCTCCTTTATCAAATCTATTAGGATTAAAATTATTATATAAATCAGAACCAGCAGCCATAACATGCCCTTGATATGGATAATAAACATCGCCATTGTCAATTTCTTTAATGCTATCGCGATCAAAAATTCCTCTACTAAGAATAGGTTGAAGATTTAAATCATAAACAGATAAATTAATATATTTTTTTCTTGGGCCTCCTTTGGCCAAAATAATCCAAGCCGGAGAAGAAATTTCTATTTGAAACCAATGATTATATGTTCCTCCACCATAACCACCAGGAATTACTTTATTTTCAGGACCCAATGAACCAGTTAAATTTCTAATTGATAATTCACTAAAAGGTCCCAGTAGTAACGGATTATTTTGAGTTCTTTGTCTTTGAGTAGAAGAAACGCGAGGCATGTATTTAGTTTATATCGTTATTTCTATTTTACTCTTTAATGTTTTTATGTTCTAAAGGGTTAGCAATATTTACTTTCATGCCTTTATTTTGCAAATCAAAAGTATCTTTACAATTGTTATACAACATAATTTTTTCAGCATCAAAATTTAAAATTAATTGATTAATTGATTTAGGCGGTAAAGCACGATTCCAAGAAGAAACTAAATGCAAAGGATTAACACACCTAGGGTTTTGACAAATTTTAGTAACTCTAAATTTACCAATGTCCCCCCAGGTACATTGATAAATTGCTTTATGAATAGAAACATTTTCAGAAAGATTTTCACTGTAGTTGCTTCGATAAGAAGGCATTTTAATTCTTTCAGGAGTATAAATACTTTTACTTTTTACTTCCCAGCATTCTTGTGGTTCTTTAATGTCAATACGTTTCCAAAGTTTATGGTATTTGATTTTATAAGAAGGATGTAAGTAATTTAAATCAAATCCGCATGAATTAGAAAATATTTTTTGAACGCAAAAATAACACCAATGTTTTTCTTTATGCCGAATGGTGTGACCATGGGGACAAAAGAAACCACGATAAAAACCAAGTTCATCTAGTTCTTTGTCAGAACGTACACCAATTTCTGGATCATAAACAAATTGAGTCGCATGAGACACTTCTCCGTACAGTCGGTTGAGGTTGGCCATGCAGAGTTTCAGACTTTGGTACTAATTTTTCTTTAGTATAACCTACAGTACATTATCCGAGTATTGTACTGGTTAAAACTTTACATCAGTACAGTATTTTGTTTTAGTACTGTACGTGACGGTAAAGTATAAAGGGTCCGAAAGTCTGAAGGTCTGCAGCCCTGGAAACAGCCAATAAAAAAGACCGGTGGAACGCCACCGGCCTTTAGTACTATGCCCCAGTACCAGGTGAATTATACAGATCTTATGCGGTTATCGCTGCTTTTTTTCTTCTTTTTTTAGGTTTAATAATTTCAGCCACAGGTTTGTCTGCGACTTCAAGAACTTCCCGGAATACACCATCAAATTGAGATGCAATAGTCTCCCAATCAAACTGTGAATCGGTTACGCGGTCATAACAAGCCTGGGCCACTTGATCCAACAACTCCCTATCTTCGTAATATTTGCCCAAAATTTCAGCAAGATGGTTGTCGTCTGGACAAGGCATGATGCGACCAAGATTATGGTCTACATCATTGTGAAGAGAACGAATCATTTCACCCGTTCCTTCAAAAATTTCTTTACAAGAGGTATGGTTCGGCACCACCTGGGCGACCTTGCAAGCTGCATGCTCAAAATTAACTAGGCCCCATCCTTCGCCTTTACAGGTGTTAACGCCTACGTCACAAGCGTTGTAGATGACGTTTAGCAGTTCAAAAGGAACAGAAGGAGGGTGACCAGATGGACTCGTCATGATGATTCGATTATTCGGATCTAAACCTTGACGTTTCATTTCACGAGCAAAGAGAGGCATGATATCCCAGCCCATGTCTTTCAAACCCATGTGCAGATATAGTTTTGTATCTGGGCGATCAACAGCAAATTTAGCAAAAGCACTTACTGTAATATCAATACGTTTTCTAAATTGATTTCTATTACCATTAAACACAATAAAATCATTGGGCTGCAAACCAAGTTGTTTACGTGCTTCAAGTTTATCAATCGGATAAAATTGTTTTTGTGTTAATCCATGAGGAATAACATGAATTGGCTTTTGAGATCCTGCATTAATAGTTTCTTGAGCACCAAATTCTGTATAACAGATAGCTGCATCCCAATCATTAAGTGTGTCCATTAAACCCCCATACCATTCGTATGAATCCATGGGGTAATAACCTACAAATTTAAAGCCAAGACTTTCTCTTAAATCTTTAATTCGATTCCATTGTTCATTGATAATCCAACTGTCATTAATGGTGCAAATAACATCTGGTTTAATACGTTCAACAATTTCTCGAATTCGATCTTCACCAAAAGGAGCTTGTTGAAATCTATTGGAAGCAGGGTACAAATAATATTCTTGCTGAAGAGGTGTTGCATCACCATGCCAATTACAACCAAGTACATGAATCTCATAGTGCTCAGTTGCTTTTAATCGTTTAAGAACATTTTCAGAAACTCTAGCAAAACCCGTAGTTGCTACTACATCACCAATCCAAAGAAGCTTAGCTTTGGTATCAACCATTTGTTTTAATTAACTTCACATACTATACTCATTTTTTTAAAAAAATGTGCCACAATGCGCTATCAACTATTCCGATAAAAACCATATATCAACTATTCCGATGAAATGACTATTAAAGAAGCCCTGAAATTTCAAAAGGACGTTCAATAAATAAACCCATATCTTTTTCTTCATCTGTGGTTGAATTTAATTTTTGTTTAAACATATCTTTGATAGCAACTGGATCAAAATCTTTACCACAAGTATACAAATCAATAGCTGCAAAATTGTGTTCAGGCCAAGTATGAATAGAGCAATGAGACTCAGCAAGCAAAGCTAATAAGGTTACACCTTGAGGATCAAATTTTTCCCCAATCAACCTTAAAAGTTTTGCGCCTATTAAATGCAATGCTTCGTACATAATGCACTCAAGACGATCATAGTCATTTAAAATTTCAGGGTCACAGCCATGAATGTCTAAAATAAGATGCTTGCCGTTGTTCAAAATTCTTCCTCGGGTACTTCTATATTTTGATCGCTTTTATTTAAAAGAGATTCTCCATATATATTAGTCCATTTGTCTTTATTTAAACCAAGTTCAACAACAGAAGGATAGTTTTTATATTTAGGAAGATCGGATTTCCTGGTAGCAATATTAGCAATTCTCATTCCACGAGATGTTGATATTTTATAAACATTTAAATCTAATTGATGAGCACAGATATCTAAAACTAAAGATTCAAATCTGCTGCGGCCAAGTATGTTTGTATTACTACCGCGAGAAAATTCGCAATAACTAGCATATAACCATTTATCAGAATTCTTGTAAAGAGTATCAGTACCACCAGGTGCAAACTTAGCTAAACCAACAACAGTAGAAACACTGGTATCAAAAACTAAACAATGGCTCATCCAATCCATAATTTGATTCGACTTAAGGATTTGTTCACGATGATGCTTAGCAAAGAAAGAAACTTTTTTGTTTGTTTCCATAAGATATTCGCGCATTTCATCTGCGCTCATATCAAGCAACCAATTAACTAAACCAGGCAACAAAGGAGCAAATTCACCAAATGGACGACCTTTATCATCCATGTCAATAAGAGTTTTTTGTTCTGATGAAACACCTTTAAAGGGTTTATCAAAAGGAATAGTTAGTCTTCGACGTGCAAGACCTGAAGTGGGATCAGTTGTTTGAATAGGTTCATTAGCCGTAATAATTACAAGGCCATTAAATTTAAAAGGCTTTTGTGAGTTGCTTTGAAATTTTCTTTCATTGCGAATTAAATCACGACCAGTAATAGCTTTTAAGATAGAAACTGAGCCGCCATATCTTTCAACATCATTAAACAAAAGCAATTTCTTTTTGTAAAGATTAGCTGTTTCAAAACGATTTTTTTCTAAGTGCTCAAGGCTAGAGATCATGGCGTTTTCGTCTCCAACCAAAGCATGAGCTAAATTTGCATAGGTTGATTTACCAGATTTACCTGGGCCAACAATTTCAACAAATTTTTGAATTTCAGAATGACTTAAAAGAACAGCACGCAACCAAGCACGCAAAACCTGAGTGCGTTCCCAACTATTGTCTTGTGTATCTTTTAACCATTGGATAATAGGTTCACAATTTATATAAGGATCATAATCATAAGGAAGCTGTTGAGTCATGTATAAATCTTTTTTAAATTCAATTAGCTCTCTTGTTTCGACATTTAAAATGCCATTGGTAAAAAGCAAAAGATCTTTCTGATCATACCAATCATCGAATATCAAACTAATTTTTAATTGTTCTAAGACATCGTTAATCATGTTCATGCTGTACCCATTAGGTAAAACATCCTGTTTAATTAATTCAAATTTATTTTTAATATCTCCTTTAATTTCTGATTCAAATAAACGTGACCATAAACCTTTGCTGCGATACTCATAAAGATAAAAAGAATTCTCTTGTTGACTAAACAAAAGATTTCCTTTATACATTTGAATCATGACATCTGTTACGACATCAGAAGAAGAATTTCTTGGCTTTTGTTCTTTAAAATTTTTCTTGTTTTTTTGAACTAAATTAGATTTGTATGGATTATTGGTTTGTTTTTGAATATCTTTTTCTAGTTCAGTTAATAGATTTGTTACTGGATCCAAAGCAATTGCCGATAAAGTTTCGTCATCAACATTCATTGCTTTGTAATTTTGACTACCTGGACCAGAAGGATTATAGCCATATTCCTTTGCCGTATGAATCAATGAACCTATTGTTCGTCCACCATCTTTGCAAAAACTAAGCCAACGCTTATGGCACTCGCCTTCTTTATATTTAGACGATTGCTTAGACCATTCATCCCAAGCCTCTAGTAATGAATCGTCTAAACTATGAAGAACTTGTCCAAATAAAATCCAAGAATCATAATCGTCAGCAGCTGCAGAATCAGTTGCCCACATTGCATTTAAAGCATCTGAAATATCTTTTTCAGGAGTTGTAACACTATTTATTGCAAAGCCAGGGCCAACAATTCTTGTTGTTACCTTTGGAGGAATACCTTGTTTTTTATTTTTTTCGATAATTAAATTTAATAACCATTGAGGAAATTCTGGCAAAGAATCAACTAGCTCAAACCCCATGTTTTCAGCTGTAAAATAACCTTCAGTTTCTGGATGAAGACCCATTAAAACACCTTGATGTCTTGCCCAGAGAACTTCTAGTTTTTCTTTGTTTTCAGCGCCATGCCAGTTATATTTGTTTCTGATTAAATGTTCTTGTAATTTTTTTGAAATCCTATAAAGCTTACGTTCACGACCTAATTTTCCGCTGCAAATAGTTAAAGTCTCTGGTAATGCTTTATCAAAATCATCTTCTTTTGACAACTCTTTAACTAACTGATAAACACTAGGACCATCAATGTCTACCCAAATTAAACCATAAGGTTTGTTATAAACAGGACCAGAGATAAGTCCGATTGCTTTGCAACGACCGGTTAAAAGCTCGGCTTCAATTTCATCTTTTGTAAAAGGTTTGTTTTGCCAGCCAGTTACATAAGGATCTTTTCTAGCGCCTAATGGAGTTAAAGGCCAATCAAGAGGAATATAATCAACGCAAATTTCACCAGGGTTAAGACTGCGAGGCTGTTGGTTGGTCATGAAATTCAGAAGGTGTTTTGATGTAAACGTTTATTTTTTTATTTGTTGCTAGTGATTCTAATGCAAGGTAAAAAGCGTGTAAATGCATGTCAGAAGGCAAAAAGAAATCAGATCCATCGACTGCCTCATCAACTTTTTTTAAAATGGAATAAATCCATTCCCCAGTACGCACATGAACTTCCATGGGGAATGACCATCAATATCTGTATATCCTAAGTCTGCCTGCTTAAAAAATAACTAAGTATTTTACGCAAGTTGATAAACATTGGTTTGGAATTTGGGGCAATACCAATCTAGACCCAGTTAATAGGTGAAAATATAAATTTGGCATTTATTCTTGGCATTCTTAAATTAGATCCGCGTCGTAAACATTACAGTTTTCAATTTGTTTGTAATATTCTTCAACAATCTTGAGCCAATCTTTGTGCAAGATATCTAAGAATCGTCTTGAGATTTTAAATATTTGTGTTCTTAGTGGAGTTGAAACAAGAATTGCAGCCTGATCTACTGTGATCCCTAGCGTTTGTTGGATGGCGATATCGTATGCTGCCAATTGTTTACATGTTTTTTTAAACTTCATGTGACCACCCAATAAGTCACGCCATTCTTGTGAACCTTTTTCTACATCTTTTGGCCAACGTCTTGAGTAAGGTTTTACTGATGTTTTGAGGTCAGCAAGAGTAAGTTTATTGTTAGCAACTGCAATAATATCAGGAGCGCCAGCCCACGAACGTCCCTCGTCATCACTGCCCCATACACGAGCAACGTCATCACCACCGATAGTGAAATTGAACTTTTCCAGAACTGGGGTTTCAGCCCACAAGACTTCTTGAAACTGGTCAAGTACAGCCGGCATACCCTGCCAAAATTCCTGGTACTCCGTTTCAATTTCTGGATTCTTATTACCTTTAAGATATTGTTCCATTCCATAGTGAATACAAGTGCCTCTGTGAGCAGCTAATTCTTTTTGGCCAGGGTTGGCCTTAGACCACATTTCTAATTTTCTTTTGTTTGCTTCTGAAGCCGTTTCAGAAATAATTGTAGTGACTGATGGAGCAGGCCCTGTTGGAAGCGGAGTGGTGTAGTGACGCTTACCATTTAATGTAATGCGAGCAGCAGATCTATTTAATTCTTGAATTTTACGCATCACTGTTTGTATATTATAAATATGTTACAGGATTTTTAAAATGATGACAGGTTTTGTCAACACGATTGCTGCCATTTTGGGATCAATTTTACTAATCGTTACAATTGATTTATCTTTACATTTTTTAAAGCAATGACTTTCAAGGAATTTCAAAACAAAGTTCAAGCAACTTGGTATTGTATTAGTAGTTTTCTTTTATCTTTTTTAAAACGCAATGACAAAACCCATTGAAATTATTGGAACAATGATTGTTAATGGTGGAACAGATTTGTTAAATCATTATCATTCAATTGACTATCCAGTTAATCGTTATTTTATTATTGATAACTCAATGGGAAAAGATCCTAGTGTTACCAATGTTTTAAAAGAACTACAGGAACTTTTTTCTACAAACTTGCCTGTTGCAAGAAACACAAACATTAAAGAAGTTTGCGTGATTAAGAACAGATTGAATCAAGGATTTTCAGGAAGTGTTAATCAAATCATTAAACAGAATACAGATTGTCCTTACTGGTGTATCTTTTCGGTTGATTGGCATTTAAAAAAAGGAGAGTTAAAAAAGTTAGCAAAACGTTTAGAAAAACCATTCACTGGAATTTTGTGTGATGAAACTCAAAATGGTTATTCAGCTATGGTTTTTGGCCCTGGCTTAGTCCAAAACGTAGGTTTAATGGATGAAAATTTTTTTCCTGCTTACTACGAAGACAATGATCACCGTTATCGAATGCAATTAGCAAATATGGAATGGGAATATTTTCCACTTGAATATACACACGCAGTTAGCAGCACGTTAAAAAGAGATGAAAAATTTAAAATTAAAAACCAATACACATTTGAACAGAATAGAAAGTATTATCTAGAGAAATGGGGAGGTCTTCCTGGTCACGAGCAATTTGAAACGCCATTTAATTTGGATTTAACTTGTGACTATTGGTTGTACGACCCTACTCGCAGCGAACGTCACCGATGGATCTAAGTGTTTATGGTGCCAGTGGAATTATTGGCACCTACTATCAGGGTTTGTTTCCTTGTCTACCGATAGAAAAAAACCAACTAGACCCTGAGTCCAATGAGATTCTATATTTAATTAGTACAACAAGTAATCAAAATCTAAAGACTGATACTTTTTTAGATATAGAGACTAATCTAATTGTCTTAGCTCAAAGACTCAATGCTTGTAAAGAAGCCGGTATCAACGTTTTTAATTTTGTTAGTAGCTGGTTTGTGTATGGCCCACACACCGAGCATCCGAATGAAGATACTCTCTGTGATCCCAATGGTTTTTATTCAGCCACTAAACATTGTGCTGAAAAATTAGTTAAAGAATATTGCGAAGAATTCGGAATCAATTGGAGAATTTTAAGACTTGGCAATGTTTATGGTGGTCCAGATAAAGGATCGTCTAAACGCAACTCATTACATTTTCTTATAGAAAGACTTAAAAAAGACGAAGGAATTATTGTATACCATAATTTATCAAGAGATTTTATTCATATCTTAGACACATGCAGGGCTATTGATTTAGTAACTAAACAAGGAGAATATAATCAGATTTACAATATCGGCACAGGAATTGCTACACAACTACAAAAATGTTTAGAAAAAGCTAAGTATTTTTTGCAAAGTGATAGTGATATATTTCCAACAAAACCTCCTTTTAATTACTCACAAGCTATTAAATTTCGTTTAGACTGCAAAAAAATTGAATCATTGGGTTTCAAACCTTTAATTCAAATAACAGAAGGTATTGAGGATTTATGTCTAAGTCGAAAATTATGTATGCCGGACCCTACTTTTCTGGAGATGAAATAGAAGCAGCGGTTGAAACATTAAGAGAAGGTCGTTGGTATCCTGCCGGGACAAAGGTTGCAAAATTTGAAAAAGAATTTTCTAAAAAATTTGGATTCAAAGATTCTTTGATGGTTAATAGTGGAAGCTCTGCAAATCTTGTAATGATTGCAGCGTTAAAAGCGTATTACGATTGGAAAGATGGAGATGAAATTATTGTTAGTGTTGTTGGATTCCCAACAACAATTAATCCAATCATTCAAAATAATTTGGTTCCTGTTTTTGTAGACATTAATAAGGTTGATCTTAATTGGGATTTAGATCAAATTAATAAAGTTATTACAAATAAAACAAGAGCTGTATTCAGCAGTCCGGTTCTTGGAAACGTATACGATATGGACAAGCTGCTTAGCATTTGCAATGAACATAACATTCATTACATTGCAGACAACTGTGATTCTTTGGGATCAAAATGGAAAGGCGACTATTTAACTGAACATGCTGTTGCAGCATCTTGTTCTTTTTATCCTGCGCATCACATTACTACTCTTGAAGGGGGTATGGTTTCTTCTAATAATCCTGAAATTATTAAACTCGCCAGACAGTTTGCTTGGTGGGGAAGAGATTGTTATTGCGTAGGAGAATGCAACATGTTAGCAAATGGTAGTTGCGGTAAACGATTTGATAAGTGGTTAGAAAATTATGATGTAGTTGTTGATCATAAATATGTATTCAGCCAGATTGGTTATAATCTGAAACCTTTAGATCTTCAAGGAGCAGTAGGTTTAGTTCAATTAGAAAAGTTTAATGAGATTCATGAAAAAAGAAGAAACAATTATAAAACAATTTATGATATTTTTAACAAATGGGAAATGCTTACAGCACCTCCAGTTCGTGTTGTAACTGAAAAAGAAAATGCAGAAACGTCTTGGTTTGGTGTTCCTCTTGTATTTGAAAATCCAAATTTAAAACAAAGCTTACAACAATGGTACGAAACAAATGGAATCCAAACTAGAAATTATTTTGCAGGTAATTTACTTTTGCACCCTGCTTACAAACACCTCGGTGATCCTAAAGATTATCCAAATGGATATGAAGTATTAAAACATGTTTTCTTTTTAGGCACTTCTCCTACATTGACAGAACAAGATCTTGAATACATAAAAGAAAAAACATATAAGTTTTTTGCAGGTTTAGTGGAATCAGCTGATGGGTATTCCGTATGCTATAAAAAATTAAATTTATGCGAGGATAAAAAAAATTGTTTAACATGTACTCATGTTTTTAATTAAAGAAGCACAGATGAGTTTATCTACACAAGTAAAAGATTCTGTTACCGAAGCTTCTAAGCTATTGCGCGAAGCAATTGCTTTTGCGGCTCGTTCAGAACATCCGATTGTTTTAGTTTCTCTTTCAGACATTGTTCATAAGTTAGATCAGTTAGATTCTATGGATGAATTCATGAGTCATTTAGATGGAATGCGAAGAGGAGAATGCAGAGAAGTCGAATGAACAAAAAAGGTTTGATAAATTTTTTAAAGATTTAGAAAAATTAATTCCTGAACCTGATCATTATCTTGTAGAAGACATGAGTACCTTAGTTGCAAACATCCCGCCAATTAAAGTGTGGGTCAGACGAGAATACTTAAGAGATTTTCGTGATGGCCATGGTGATTATACACCGGGATACTGGGTTACTTGTAAGTCTTTGACGGGACGTGCTCTTTATTTTGAAACATATTTAACTGAGTATGGTGCGCTTTATGACAAACTTCCTATTAGTGCTTTTCTTGCTTGGGATAGTGACCATCCCGACTGCCCCGTGGATCCTACTCCTGATCTCCCGTTAACGGATCTACAGTTTTGGAATGGATTCGATACTGGAATTACTGTTGTAGAAAAGAATTTAATTTATAATATGGAATTTGAAGTGATGACCAGATCATCTGGCACACTTAAAGGTACTTATTTATTTACAATAGATAACTATCACCCTCATAGAAACGAAGCTGATTTTTATTTTTCAGAAGTACCAGACGAACATAAATCTCACAACATTATTGAATTAGAAAACGGACAAATCGGAGCTTATCCCAACAATCGTTGTCGTATGTTGGATCCTTCTCTTACTCATAATGAATTAAAGAACCCTGATTTCAAAGTTTCAACACGCTATTTTAATGTAGAGCACGCTCCTAAATGGGGTCGGCTCGGTGAAACAGACGATTATTTTTGGAGGACCCCACAAGAAAATGGATCAACACACATTCGACAATTGGAAAAAGATCAAGACAGCCCTGGAGAAAGCTAATAAAACAGATTGCATGTTTTATCTAAGAGCTTGTTCAATCCTTAAACACAAAGTAGATCCTTTAGATAATGTATTGTCGAAAAAACAATGTGATCAAAGTGAGGAAGAAATTACTTGAATATAAAAAAACTTTAAAGTGTCAAGAATGTGGACTCCAAGACTATAGAGTCATGGAGTTTCACCACATTGAAAATAAAAAATATACAATAGGTTTAATGCCTAACCAAGGCTATTGTTGGGAAACAATTAAAAAAGAAATAGATAAATGTATTCCTTTATGTTGCAACTGTCATAGAATTATTCACTACGAAGCGTAGCTTTAATAAACCAAGCAGCTTTAAATGCTTCACCACAAAGCTCAGCCATGTAGTTTTGAACATCAATAGCTTTAGCTTTAGCAGCTTGCTGTTCCAACTTCTTGGTCATCATGCCAAGGTCTTCTAGATTTTTATAGTAAACGCCCAACATATCGTTGGGCTTATAACTTTTTACATGGTTAAATTTAGGAGAAGCATCCATTAATCCTTCAT